TGTTTGAACATACTCTTCCTTGTGTTTTTCTAAAGATTCAACTCCAGCATATCCTTTTTCCGCAATTTGAGATCTAATGTTATTTAATATACTAATTAATGATGGTTTCGCATTTAAAACGATTGAATCCAAGAAACCTGGTTTGTTCTTATAAGCCAACAATAATTTATTAACAACCAACCCCATTAACATTTTGTTTCTTTGTAATGATTTGTCTTTATCAAGTTTAAAAAGATAATTCATTACTTCCTCGGGGGTAATATCAAATCTTGCATAATCCGCAGAATCTACTGTTGAAATTAACTGAATATCTTCAGGTGAAAATATTTCTTTTGGGGAAATAATTTGAGATATTGTTTCAACATTTGACCTTGAGGATCTAAAACTTGTTGATGTTCCTTGCTCAACACCAGCTTGTGTATCGTGGTGATCAGTATGGATTACAAACATTGGACGGCCATGGGCAAAATCAACCAAAACCGGCATTACATCCCCATTTGCGTCCATTTTTTTTATTGCAAATTCTTTATCACCATATTGTATTATTTCAGCATCAACAACTTTAATCCCGTTATTTTCAAGATAATGTTTCATTGCCAATGCGGTTGTTACTCCGTCAAGTCAAAGGTCCTGGTGAAAGTAGATTTTCGCTTTTGGGTATCTTCTAGCGAGAGATGTGATATCTCGTAATCCACTTTCAACCAGGACGTGTCTATTTTTACTGGTCGTCATATATTATTGTTTTTCATATAAATACTTTGTAATCTGAATTAATCCATCTAAATCAAAATGTAAATACCATTTGTCTTATTGTTTAAAAATCCCTATGTTTGTAGAAATTTAAAAATTAAAAATTATGAAAGAAAAGTTTGTAAAGTTTTTTGAGAAATCAAAACCAGTATTCAAAAACATTATTTTTTTATCCTTTGTTTCCATTTCTTTGGTTGCAGGGTTTTATATTGGTTCAGCTTATAATAGTAAGTATGGGCCTCAGAAACCTACGATCCATACCGTAAAGGTAAACAGGAGTCAAGTCAATCTTGCTCTTGATGAACACAATCACCTGATAATTATTGATAAGAAGACGGGAGATTATACCGTATATCAAGATTCAATTGGTGTTTCCGTATTTAAACTCTATGCGAGAAATATTTTTTCTGACGTTTCAAAATAAAAAATTATGTTCAAGTTTTCATCAATCCTTAAATTATCATATCTTGTAGGATGTGTCTCAATTATTGGGTTTCTTTCAAGTATGAATAACACTTTTAGTGAACCAGATAACACTATGTTTGTTGGTGATCCATCTGACATTAAATCACCAAAATGTATTCAGATGTATGAACTGATTGAGAAATACTCAGAAAAATATAATGTCCCAAAATATGTTGCATACAATGTGGCATATAAAGAAACAACTTATCGTGGGCCTTTTGATTGGAAGTATAATCCAAGTAGAACTTCTTGTGTTGGGGCTCTTGGCCCGATGCAAATTATGCCAAATACTTCACTTTATATTAATAAAGTTCGTTATTCCAAATATAAAATAATGAATGATCTAAAACTGAATATTGAGACAAGTATGAAGTTATTAAGAAAACTACATAACAGATATGGTAATTGGGGTGTTGCTTGTGGTTATTATAATACCGGTTACCCAATCGTTAATGATTATGGTAGATATTGTTCTACCAATAAGGATTATAAATCAAAATGGTTATCTCTTAAATAAAAAAACCCACTCAAAAAGTGGGTTTAATATTTTGAAACCTTGTTGTTATTTTTATTAGTCAATTACTACCGCTCGGATCGTGTCTCTTCCGATTGAGCTGGTTTTAAGATAAATTAATTTATTTTTATGTAATTCAAAGAATTTATCCAATTCCATTCTATAATCTTGCATCATATATCGTTTACCGTTATGGTCAACATAAATTGAATCAATGTAGTTAATTTCAGTTTTTGTCCTCACCAATTCATTCCCACACTCAGGACAAAATTTCCAAGATGACTTTTTTATCTTTGTTAAACACTTTGGGCATCTTTCAATTAAATCCTTTTTTTCAACAGGTTTTTGAGATTCCGGTAATATCTTCCATACTGATGTTGATATAGTCCAAGAGTTAAAATTTTTATTTACGGTCTTGAATGTTTGATCACTTGATGATCCCTTTTCAACTCTACCTGTTTCAACCGATTTAGTTTTTTTAAATAAACCTCTACTTCTTGGTTTTTGTTCAAATTTATTTGATCGTGGATTGTTACTAAAACCTAATGTGTCATTAAAACTGGTTAAATTTACATCTACATTGGATTTTGAATCGTAATTTATACTTGTATTAAAATATGTGCCAATAATATCATTATAATTATTTGTCGTATAAGTAGGATTCCAAGATAAGGTATTTATTCTAACATCAATAATGTCCTCTTCCTCATAAAATAGAATCTCAACGTCACCATTATTTGCAATCGCATTCATGGTTTCATTTGTGGTCTCTACGGTATAAGTTTCATACTTGAATTTGTGGGGGACATCAATGTACCTCTCAAGAAATACTCTCTCACCTGGACGTAGTACAATACCACCACCTGTAATGAACTCTCCATTGATTTTTATTTTTGATAGGACGGTTTTTCTTGATGGGTTGTAAAGTTCTATTTCAAACTCTGATCCGTCTTTTAGATAAACATTCTGACCGAATTGTTTAATTCTTTGTTTTCCTTTTGTGATATAAGCACATGGCTTATCACTGATTTGATTGTAATACATTTTTCCTTATTTTTATTTTTTATGTTTATTGAACTCCGAATCGTTGGTCTCTCTCCAACTCAAATGCCTCAAGGACACTCGGAACCCAGTAACAAGGTTTCAGGAATAAATATATTATTGTTTTATTTTATGTAAATAAAAAACCCACCTTTAATTGGTGGGTTTCATATTTTAACAATTGTTACCTTTAATGAGAGAAGCAATTAATTTTGTTTTATCTTTAATCGACAAACCGTCATTCTGAAGAGTCTTTAGGGTTTCATACACCTTAAATTCATCCTCATCGTATTCGGTGGCACCCACCTCATTCATCCATTCTATTTTGGATTTAAGGCAAAAGAGTTTTTCCTCCATTTCTTTGATCTCATTTTGGATGTCTTGAACTGTTTGTACCCCTTCAATTTCATATTCGTATACCCATCCTGCCGTGTGACCAAAAGAGTTACAAATACCGTATCCATTATAACAGTTACCAGTAACCCAATTACTACTAATTCTAAATAACCCATCACTACCAATGTTAGGATTACCCGATGAGGGTTTTCCTGATGGTGTACATTTAACCAATTTTACATTTTTTCCAATCATTTTGTTTTTTGTTTTTACTCGTTTAAAAAATAATTTAATTTTAAATATTAATCTTTTCATTTCTATCCAATTTTAGGTATTATTAATGATTATGTCAAATATATTTAAGATGATTTTTTATAAACATAAATCGTAATTATATCATTTTTATTATGTATATGAACATCATAGATCATTGTATGGTATTTAAACTTATTTAGTCCTTTATCTATAATAATAGTGTAATCACCCTCAATGGTAATTGCAATCTTACCACACTCTTCTTTGAACTTTTCAAATGGTTTTTTTCTCATGTATAAATCAGTTATTAAACAATATCATCCCTCATCAATTCCAACGTCTTGAAGTAATTAACTCTTGTATTAGCAATATTACAATAATTTGGTGATAATTCAATTCCCAACCATCTTCTTCCCAATACTTCCGCAGCAACCAATGTAGTCCCACTACCAGCAAATGGATCTAAAATTACATCATTTTTGTAGGATAAAATCTTGATAGCTTTGGTTGGGATGTCCATTGAGAACGTTGCTTTGGTGAGTGACTTAGTATCTGCAAAGTAATTCCACTGACCAAAAACAAGCTCCATAAACTCCTTCTTATCCGTTTCTTCATACACAACTTTCTTTTTTATGGTTCCATCCTCCTGTTCAATTTCAGTAGGTGTCCCTTTCCACTGAGGTTCTCCTTTAACCTTTTTAATATGGTGTTTTTTGTATGCAAGTATTACACACTCCTTTGGGTTATATATGTAGGGACTAGACGGACTCATCCAAGATCCCCAAGCAGTTGTTTTACTTCTGTGTGGTGATTCTTCTTCCAAATCAACAATACCGAAGAAACCAAATCCAATTTCCTTCATAATTTGCCACATCTCCGATACAAAGAATATTCTTCCACCTTTCTTTTGTCTGTTGATTTCGTATGGGATATTCAAAGCAATTCGTCCATCGTCTTTTAATACATTATATGCTTCAGTTAACCAATTTTTACTAAACACTTTGTATTCCTCAAACTCAACATCATCTTCGTGTACATCATAATCAATACCAACCCCATAAGGACAGCTGGTTACAATTAAATCCACACTACCTTCAGGTAATGTTTTCATTACCTCAATACAATCCCCATTAATTATTCTTCCTGTTTCTATCATTTTTTCTCTAATGTTTCAATGTGATGTTGTAAGTACCATAAGGCTTTCTTTAGATCCTCAAGTTCTTTATCCTTATTCTTTTTTCCTGCTCTTGAGATATACTTTACGGTATTACCCAAACTGAACCCTAAGTCCCACGCATCAATCACCTTGATGGCTTCATAAAGATTATCCGATCCTCCATAATGACTTGGGTGATTAACTTGTTCTTTATTGTTTTCCATTTTATTGTTTGTTTTATGAGCCCAAAATACTCCATCAATATAATAGGTATTAAATCCATACCAGTCAAATGAATCAACAACTTTATTTACCCCCTCTGTTGGGTCTTTTGAGGATTTATAATCATCCAAATATATTATACCATTATCACTTACAAAATTAATCAGATTATTTAAATCTCCCCTAACACATTCTTCAAAATGACACCCATCAATCTCAATAAAATCAAATTTACTTTTTACCGTATCTAAAACTCTTGGGACAACTTCAAGTGAGTTACCGGGAATAAGATTCAAATGTATGTTAAATTTTTTATAATGTTCAACAAGAATTTCAAAGTTATTAATCACATTATCATGCTTGCAATCATCAAAGATTAAAATTCTAATTGGTTCTTGATTAAAGTTTGGGTCATCGTTTTTGAGTTTAACCAATGAATCACATATTAACTTCATTGAATGTCCTTCGTTAAAACCTACCTCAATAATATTTTTTGGTTTTGTTTGATATACAAGATCTTGTAAGGTGTACATTCTTTCGGGATACCAACTAATGTTACCTTCACCGCAACCAACTACCATTCCTTTTAATAACTCCATTTTAATCTTTTTTTTCAATTATATATAATGGATGTATTGTTTCCGATTTAACAATAAATCTTAATTTTGTAATTTTAAATTTATCTTTTGCGTATGACACTTTTTGTTCAAAATTCATCCCTTTTATGTCAAACTTTAACCCATTGATTACCGCACCTGTTGGATCTAAATATTGAATTTTTACCCCAACAATATTAAAAAACTCTTTTGGATTAACAACATCCTCAGTTGTTTCAACAAACTCGGTTGTGAAAATGATGTCTTCACCTTCGTTGTAAATTTTATATTTCCTGAAAAGGTATGGTTTGATATCCATCCCTTCCAATTCAATCAACCATCTATTTGTTTTGAGTGGTTCATACATTCTAAAGTCTGTGGTAATTATTTTTTCAGCCATTTATATTAAATTTTATATATTTTATGATTTCATCCGTGTTAATATTCTCACAATACATCTTATAAACTTCCTTTGAAAATTCATCAGAAATTATGATGCAATCCGCAGAGAGATACGTTTCAAGATTATGTAGATTATTGATGATATTTTCTTTTTTTAATATCCGTTTGTTGAACCCCATTCTTCCTTTATCTTTTCTTGGTTTTCTTCTTTGTTGATTTTATTGATTAAGGATCTAACTTCTTTTCCTAAATCATAATCATTTGGATTTTTTTCAACCAAATATTTAATTAACAAAATCAAATTTTCTTCCATTTTATAATATTTTAATATTTTCAAATTTTTCTTCATCAAATTGAGATTGACGAATAGTATTAATTAACTTTCTTTTGAATAGTGGTAGTAGGGTTTCATTAATGGGGAATATATCACTACACGTCATCTCAAAAACAGGTAATGAAGATCTTTCATCCTCACCATTCCATTGTGAAAATGTATTTATTATTTTCGGTATTGTCAATTTTAGTTTTGGTTCAGAATATATTAAATTAACTAATGTCTTTTCTTCTGATGATTTTTTTGCCGCAGATTTAATATTATATTCCCAAAGATAAAGATTACCGGATTTCTTCTCGTTATAATAAAAATACCCTTTTTTAGTTTGTAGATTTTTTTTGTTTTTCTTTATATTGATCCCGATAGTATCAAATACTATTGACCATATTGACTTGGCAATGTTAAAGTATTCCAAAAGTCTGGGTGCAGTAAATGTTAATATCTTAACAAATTCCTCATTCTCGGTTTGGGACATTTCGGGAATCTTTTTTATTTTGAGATCTCTAACTAATAACTCATCATCAATTGAGTCAAATTTTTTGTCAGTGTAGATTAACTTTTTTTCTCTGATTAAAGTTTGGACATTCGCCAAATGAAGGGATAACTCAATAAATCCAGGGTATAATTCCATATTATCAAGCTTTTCTCCCATCTTTTGGAAATAACTCAATAATTTATACTCTTTGTGTTCTCTATCTATCGGATCTTCAAATAACCAATCGGTATCCATTAGAAATTCTATCTTCTTATTTTTTCGTTTTCTTGTCATTTAGACAAAAATATAACACAGATTATGTTATCTGTAAATTGTTGATTAGCCAATTCTCATAACAATATAACCATCATAATAATCATATGTTCCATCATAACCATTTAAATTACCATAATCCTCATCATTAGATAAACCTCTTATAAAATCATCTTTGTCAATAAAATATTTAATTTCCAAACCATGATCTTTGATCCATCTCAATGGATCGTTTCTAACTTCATCCTTTTTATCCTCAACAATTTCTTCAACCGAATCTTCATCCAAATCCCCTTCAGGATTTTCTTCAATTTCTTGTATTTCATATTCTATATCAGAAATTCTACTTTCACGATCATCTTGGTGATCATCAGTGTCTTCATCATCATATAATTGTCCTGGTTGTACTACAGAACCATCTTTATATAATACCCATCTTGTTCCATCATATTTTAATTGGAATCTGTTATCATCTTCATCCATAAAATCAAAGATATTCCCACTTTCTCTGGTTTGATATTGTATTGGGGCTCTAACACCACCCTTTTCATACACCCATTTTTCCATTTTAAGAAGCCAAATCTCATCTTCTTGATAACTACTTAATTCTCTTTTTACATCATAACTTTCCGGTGATTCATATATATCATCTCTAAACATATCTTCAAGATAATCAGCGAGAGAATCTTTATCAATATATTCTTCAACTATATAACTATGAAAACTTTCATACCCAATTTCATCAATAAGATTTTCATTGTAGTCATATAATGATTTTCTAGCATCATCCTCACTACTAATCGCATATTCAATTCCTTCAGATAGTGATTCAAAAACATTCATTCTATAATGACCATATTTTCCTGGGATTAGATCATAAACATCAACGTATTTACTTAACTCATCAATTCTTTCTTGGATCTCATCATATTTTTCACTTAACTCATCGTAAAGTTCCTCATCGTCTTCAACTTCCATTCTTGATTCTACAGTCTCAAGTTCTTCTTTCAAATTATCTAATTCAACTTTTTCTTCATCAGACAATGCTTTAAGTTCGCCTTCTCTAACCGCATAGTTAAAAACAATATTCGCCATTAAACCTTCTTCATCAGTATCTTCAGGATCCCATATATTATTTTCTCTCCTACTATTAGCTTCATCAATTATTTTTTGTCTTGCAATTCTATCTAACTTATCCTGATATGGTGTACTATAATGAGATATATTACCAGTAACCGTAACATCATCAAGAGTTTGTATTTTACTACGCTGCAAAAATAAATTACCAACAACATATAATTTACCTAAATCTTGAACTGGAGTACTAGATAAATCCAAATTACCGAGAACTTTAATTGGTTTACCTTCAAATCTTTTTATTTTAGATAACACTCTACCATTGTAACCTGTGGCAGATAACAATTGTTTATATTCGCTAGCGGGAATTTCATAATATTCCCCCTCTTGTTCGTTGATCACATTTTTTATTATATTAATCAATTTTGATTCGGTAAGTTTTACAACTTTTTTCATATACAATAAATATGTTATTCATATTAAAATTATTTACATATTATCTTGTGTTGTGATATTTATATTAAAATAAACACATTAAAAACAATTGATGATGGGGTGTGGATGCAAAAATAAGAACAACGGTGGAAATACCACTACTCAACAATCAACAGCTCAGGGACAGCCTCAGCAAGTAAAAAATGCCACTGTTCAAGAGTCCGTTAAAAAAATTGTTGAGAAGTATTATAACAAAAGATAATTTATTTCTACCAAGAAATTAAAGGTGGTTACGTTAGTTTCCACCTTTTTTAATATTTATTAATATGAGTACAGGATTAGAAAAATTTATAAATCAATTTAATAATGGTGACTGGGATGAGTTTTCATCGGCATTTGGTAATGATGTTTCCAAATTTTTATCGTTAGTTAAAAGAAGAGGTTTATTAGATAGAATAAGTTTAGAAACGATTGATTATAACGATCCTGAATTAGTAAATTCTGTAATGCTAGCTCTTATTAACGATGACCCATCATATATAAATGAAATAATTGAATATAGTTTAGGTGATGTACAAATTCGTCCAGATGGGTATTATCTAAGATTAGATCGTTTAAACGAACTATCTGAATTTTTCAAAGACAATCAATATTCAATAGATTATAATGATAGGGATATTGTTGAAAAAGCGTTAGATGAGGACTGGTGGGAGCCTTTTTCAGATACGGTTTATGATGTTTATGATGATATTATAAAAGAACTTGATGAAAAAAATATTAAATTACTAGAAGAAAGAGTTCTTGAAATAGTTGGTAATCAGGAATTTTCTTTGGATGAATATTCAAGTCCTTATTTTAAGGATATATCTGACAACAATGGTAGATTTATAATAACCGAATCAAATATAGCGTCTATAGTTGGAGATAAGGACTCTATGAACTCTTTATTTAAAGGAGATCTATATGATTTAAAAAATCAACTTCGTTGGTTGGGTGATGAAGCTTATAATCAAGCATATAATGATGAGGTTTATGAAGATGTATTTAACGAACTTTCAACATTATTCATTGGTAGACACGACTGGGTTCAATCAAAAAAAAACGAAAAAACCATACATACACCTTACATAAAAATACGAGACATACGTAGTGATATAATAAATTTTTTAGTTGAGTTTAAGGGGACAAATAAAAATCTTTATTCCGATATGTTAACATACACCAGTATGGTTACGGAATATATGTATAGTGCCGATGAATGGTTAAGAATTAGTGTTTCAGATTATGCTGATCATACAAAGGTTTCTCAATACATTAATGAAATGCTTCCTGATCGTCTTTATATGTAAACTATTTATAATGTTAATTTAATTTCATACAAATTGTAAAAAAAATATATGAGATTAATTAACAAAAATTCAAGAAGAGGTATTGTCAACCTATTTGCAGATTTCATTCTTTCTAAAATTGACAAAACAAATAAATCAATAATCCAAGTTTCTGATTGTGGATCTTTTATGGTTGTTAATGGTCTAACAACAAGTGAAACTCAATTAGATCTTATGGATATAAAATTAGAATTCATTGAAAAATTTGATGAACAACTAAAGGATCTTGAATACGGTCAGATTAATGTGATTGATATTATCAAATATGGTCAAGAAATTAATCCGATCTCTAAAGTTTGGTTTAAAACAAATAAATCTCCGTTTGTTGAGGAACCCGAACCAATAAGTGAATTATCAATAAGTTCAGAATTCCCATATGGTTACTCTTTAAATTGTGGTAGATCCGCTATCTATTACTCTCACTATATTTTTAATCATATGTTTAATTTAATGAACGTTGATGAGGTTATGTTTTTCTACAATACAGATATTGATGAGTCGGAAGATTTTAAAATTAAAATTGTTTCAGATTCTAAAATACACAAAGAAAGGATAAAATCTCTTATATTAGATGTCTTTGATTTTGATTTAACCTCATTTGAGGATCGTATAAAGGATTATAATCTTATTGACGATATACTTGATCCGAATGGTGAAAAACCATATCTTAAACAGGATCTATTGGAACACGTAATTTTATTTTAAAAAGAATCCCCACCTTTTGAGTGGGGATTTTTATTATCCATTAATCCATTTCTTTATTATTTTAACACCTTCATTGATATCCTCAAAATCTCTATCAGGGGCAAACAATTCACTTTTGGGATCTGTTTCAGGTTCTTCTATTAATATGAAAGCTGGCACATATTCATTGTTTGTTATTTCAACAAACAAATTATATTCTTCCTCATATTCTTCAATATCTCTATCAACGAAATCAATATTTTCTTTTACCAACATTTCTTTCATGTCTTCACAAAAAGGACATCCTTTCATTGTGAATAAAACAACAACCTTATCCATTTATTAATTCTTGAACCAAACCTTTTATTTCATTTTCTTGTAGAACTCCTACTTTTGTATTTGTTACATTTCCTCCGTTGAATACTTTAATTGTTGGTACGCTCCTAACCCCTAATGCCATTGCAACTTCTCTATTTTGATCAACATCCATTGAGTACATTTGAACGTCTGTTGTATTTTCCGCAGCAACTCTTTCAAATATTGGTTTCATTGACCGACAGGGTTGACACCAGGACGTTTCTAATTTTAGAATTATTTTTTCACCATTTTTAATTTTTTCTAGTAATTTTTCTCCTGTAATTTCCATAATTTTTAATTTACGTTTTTCCAACTTCTACCATTTTTTAATTCATAGAAAAAACCTTTTCTAATTTGCGGGTAGAGTTCTGTTAATTGTTTAATTTTTATCCCCTCATTTATTTTTTGTTTTATTTCCTTAACTAATTCAACCCCATATTTTGAGTTTTTTTGTTTAGTTTCATAAATTTTACTAACTCGTTTTTCTTTTTCTTCTTTTGATATTGATCCCCAACCTTTTTTAACTGATAATCTTCTTTTTTCTCGTTCTTCGTCCGCCTTGTCCCCATATAACTCTTCATAAGTTTTACCTTTGTGTGAGTTACCATTTTTAGTATTTTCCGAAATTTTTTTCCTTATTTCAGGCGAATGAACATATCCTAAACACCCTTCACCACCAAATGTAGAATTTAATCCATTTTTATACGTTTTGAATTCGGTAATATAAAATTTTTCTCTTTCATAAATATTTAATACATTACATTCTTCAATTATTTCTATATTAAAATTTTCAACCCCATATTTTCTAATAGAATTACAAAATTTAGTATTAGAGTCAGTTTTTAAACATCTGTAAACGTGTTCTTCAAATCTTTTATTTATAGAATTAATCGTACATCCAATATATTCTTTTTTGTTTATTAGATTTGTTATTTTATATATGTGTCCTTTTTGTGTGCTCATTGGTGTCTTTTATTATAATTATCACCAAGTAGCGTAAAAAATAATATTATTTTAATCTCATTAAATTTTTTATGAATAATATAACCTCATCAAGTTGTATTACATCGTATATTATCTTTATCTTATAAGTAGTTTCAACTTCTGTTTTTGATAGGTAAATATAAATTCCTGATTGATGTCTAAATATACCATCTAAATGAACTAAACTACCACCATATGACTTACTATTTAAATATTCAGTTGTAAATTTTTTAGTTAATAGAAGTTCAGGTGTTAATGGTATTGGATCCATACAATCAATCACACTATATACTTTACCAGTTTTAGTTAATAAGGATTTCAAGAAATCTTCAACCCTACTAAAATATTTTATTTCATTATTTTCCATATTAAATCAAATTATAGGTTTCCTCCAACAGTTTCTGTAAATAAGAGATTCGTCTGTGCAGGGTGTGAGTCCCCTCAAATTATAGGTTTCCTCCAACGTGGAATAAGAGGAATACTGAAAATAGTAGGGTGTGAGTCCCCTCAAATTATAGGTTTCCTCCAACCATATCTTCAGGATATCCTGTATTTGTTGATATTCCATACCAAAAATGGTTTCAAAAAGTAACCAAATTCTTTTATAACTCACATAAAAAAACCCATTTTTTTTATCATGACAATAAAATAATAACGGTAATCTATCCTTATCAATGTAAAATGTTTTATCACCTCTAACTACTTTAGTTAAATTACCAAACTCCTTGTTTAACCAATTTATTATAATGTTCTGTTTTTTCATATTACCAAAAAAAGGAGGGTGATTAACCCTCCGTTGTTTTTAAATCATTTCTTCGGCAAGTTCCCAAAGTTTTGTGTTGATTGTATTAACCGCCATAATACTTTTAAGATCTCGTAGTTTTGATTTACGACCCGTATTAGTTCGGTAGTCAAAACCTCCTCGTACAAACTTCTCTTGTACCACGTTGAATGTTGTCCACAAGTCGTTCTTATTGTCCTCCACACGATTTGGTGTAAGGATATCAACGAGTTGGTTGTCACTTGGGATTGACCCTTCCGCCCATCGGATTTTTGATGCTTTCTGAACGTATTGGATTTGTTCATCAATTGTGAGTTCTCGTTCCATCATTCGTCCAACAGATCCTTGGATCAATGGTAATTTCTTTGAGAACCCGTCCATCAATCGTTTTACATCGTCAAGTTCAAACCCGCTATGTCTTACGTTGAATTTGTCCGCAACTGATGTGGGAACCGTCAATCCGTTTGAGCAACATACTCTGTGTAATCCTGCGGAAACTGATAATGTTGACATTCCATTGTGAGAATTTTTAATGATTGCCTCAACCAATGTATCCCCTACAGGTGGAAGTTCTCCATTGCGAAATCTTACTTGGTGTGTTGCGTGAATTCCTTTTCCTGTTTGTTTAACATCTGAAATTTGCCAACCTTCACGATCAAAATATTCAATAAGTTGGTCTGTAGGTACGAATACGTATTTATTAGACAACTTATTAGACGCTGATGTTGCAAAAATTGAGGGTGCCACTGATTTGATAAGTTCTGGTGTGTAGATCATAATATTTTGTTTTTTTAAGTATAAAACAAAGATAGTAAATAATTTATAATAACCAACTAACATCAAAAAAAATTTTAAAATTATGGGGTGTTTATACCAAACCCATATATTTATATATATGAGATGTTATGTTTATTTACACAGAAGATTAGACAATAATGAAGTTTTTTATGTTGGTAGAGGAACCGTTAATATAAAAGCTAGTGGTAAATGTGATACCAACACATATAGTCGTGCTTATGCTATTCATAAACATAATAAATATTGGATTAGAATAACAAATAAAGTTTCTTGGTCGGTTGAGATTATTGAGGATTTTTTAACTTGGGATGAATCCATGTTATCAGAAATTAAATACATAAAAAAGTATGGTAGGAAAGATTTAAATGAGGGGACTTTAGTTAATTTTACAGATGGTGGTGAGGGATCTAAAGGTGTTATTGTTTCAGAATTAGTTAAATCAATACAAAAAAATCGGATGAGTTCAGATGACAATCCAATGAAACTACAACATAATAAAATAAAACAAAGTATTAGAATGAAAAAAAATAATCCAATGAAAAATAATGAAACCAAAAAAAAAGTTAGTGAATCACAAAAATCCATTTGGTTAAATGGGACTGAAAATCATCCAAGAAAAAATAAACCTAGAGAAGATTTGAGGTTGAGAAACCTAACTAATAATCCAACTAAAAACCCAGAAGTTATTGAGAAAATAAGACAATCAGCATTAATGAGGGATAATAAAGGCGGTAAAAGTCCTAACGCAAAAAAAGTAATGGACGTAAATTCAGGTAAAACATACACATCAATAAAAGAATGTATGGAAGGAATGGGTATTTCTCACACTTCAATTTATCGTTATTTAAAAAATGGTAAAGTTATTTATATTAATTAATTTAATCCTATTAATCCGAACTTTGTTTTTTGGAAAAACTTATCAATACTATGTGCAACAACATTTCCTTCTCTCTCTACTTCACCAAACTTAAGTTCTAATACAATATCAACTATTTGGGTTCTAGTTAAACTAATGTCTTCGCCATTTTTCAAATTATCCTCACACTTCTCTTTAACTTTCCTATAAAAGTCATCCTTTTGAACTTCTCCGATTAATTCCATTAGATCGTTTGGATTATTCTCAAAGAAATTAATTAGTTGCGATAGATAAATTTCAACGTCAACATTTCCCATAATATTGTTTTTTTAAGATTCGTGATCAATGTGATAGAATCCGTCTCCTTCTTCCATCATTTTTCTTCTAAGTCTTTCCGGTATTTGAACATTCGGGCTTGATCCTGACAATGAAATCAATTCCAAGAAATCAAGATCAGCCAAAGATTCAGGTAAAGATACCAAATTAGGATTATTCTGTAAAGTTAAGAACATTAAAGAATCTATTTGTCCAATTTCTTCAGGTAATGTTTTAACACAATTTTCAAGAACCAACGCAATTAAGTTTTTGAACTTGGAAATTGATGGTGGTATATCCAAATTTAAAGTATCTGTTGATTTATTAACCAAAGTAAAATATGATATTGTATCAGGTAAATTTTTAAATAACTCATCAAAACCAAACAATGCGATGTATTTTGAGCTGTCATCGTTAGGATACTTAATATCAACTATTGAATCTCCTCCACTTGTTACTTGACCCGCATATTTAACTTTTAATTCCTCTTTCAAGTTTTTCAATGTTGGCATATTGATCAACGTAACATCCGCACTTGTAAGTTGTGATAAAGATTTTGTTCTCAAAGAATCAATCTTTCTTGCCAAATAATATTTAACAACTTCAGGTTCGGAGTTCTTAATCATATCACCAGTTAAATCCATACCCAATGAAATGTATTTCTTTTTAAGTTCAACAGGTAAATTAATATAAACATTAGGTCTGTTTGTTAGATTTGGACTTGATATTTCAAGCCAAAATTCAGCATCCTCAACAGATCCAAGTTCCTTAACCGCATCATCTTGGATGGAGATATTTTTGTACTTTCTCAATAACGCTTTTTCTCTATCAGTTAGAGGATCTGGAGTAAACAAATATTCTTTATCTGCCAATTTAGGAACTTTTTCTGAAATTGTTCTCCAATTCTCAACTCTATGTCCTGAGAATCCTCCCGCCATATTTTTACCGTCAGCAATTCTTTTTCCACCGTAAGTATCAACAAGAATAACAACAGCAAAGTTTAGATCATCATATGGTTTATCTCTATCAATAACATAATAAAGTGTTAGGTTGTTCTCCAAACGATAGTTATAGTAAAGGTTACCTCCACCTATTCTTGATGTACACCAAGGTCTACCATGTGCCAATCTAATACATTGTTCTTTCCCGTTTGGTTTAAAGATATATAAATTATCCTTATCATAGATAGTTTCAATATCACCAAAATCATCTGTTTTCTTTGTTTGAGTATCATCACCATCAGGTAAATGGTCAAGCGCAGCCTCAAGATCATCAAATGACATTAATAAAATTGGTGGAGTTCCTGGTTCTAATCTATCATACAGATCAATATATCTTTCCACATATGATAATATCTGCTCATTAGTTAAGTCACTTCTTTCCTTTCTAAACTTATCATAAGCATATTTTGTAATTAGAGTTGGGAATTTGTTTTGAATTAATTCACTTAATCTTAAATATGAATATCTCATTAAATCTCTCTCACCTTTAGGAAGTAGATCTCTAATCTCCAAAAACTTTTTGATCAATCTCTTTACAACTCTTTGATCAGATCCTTTTACTTTTGGCATATACTTTTTGAACAACTCCCCTTCTTCTTTCTTGATTCTTTTAGACCTAATAGTAGAAACCAATTGTTCATAACTATATTTTGTAATATCTCTTTTTTCTGCTGGTAATCCGGCTTTGATCTTTTCAAAGTCGTTAATATATGTTTTAATTTGATCTTCAGCATCTTCAGTTTCCTTACTGAACTTTACAATTAGTTGATTCATCAATTTATTTGATATCTCGGTCAACTTCAACTTTGGGGTAACTTTTTCTTGTACTACGGATGATAAAATTTTTACTAATTCCATTTGATTGTTTTTTACTATAAATATAACAAAAATTAAAAATGTTTAACTAATCAATAATTCATTATGAGTAACTCTTCTCCCATGTTTTGTTTCTCACCTTTTTTTGCCGATGCCGCCTTGGCAAATTGTTTCTTTTCCCATCTGTATTGATCTTCAGGGAACCATTCGTGAAGTAGTTCAAAGTCATAATATGAAAGACTAAACTTACCTTTTATATTGTGTAATGTTTTGGCTAATCTCTCATGATCATTTCTATCAAAGTCGTGATTTGAGTAATAATTCCCTTCTCCAACCACATAATAAGGCGGGTCAACATAAAAATATGTCGTTGAGGTATCATATTTTTCAATTACGTTTTGGAAGTCCATATTTTCAACAAAATCTATTCTTTCAAACATTTTTTGCCAATTTTCATTTTTTAACTTATTTTTAAATGATGTGAATTTAGAGTGATATTTACCCTTTAAATCAATGAATTTAGATTTAGCAGGGTTAGATCCTGAAAATACTTGTGTTAATACATAAACATATTTGGCTGCGGTTTCATAATCATAAGCTTTAACCCTGAAATTTTCATCAAATATTTCAGCCTGAAACCTGGCGAACAATTCTCCACAAATTGGATTAGTCGGGTAAACTCCTTTTTCTTGAATTAACAACTTCTCACATTCCTGAAGGAGTTGTTTATGATCCTTTAAGCATTGATACATATTATAATTCAATTTATTAAAATCGTTATAAACGACAGTTTTTAAATTTGGGTAGTCTTCCAAGTTCATTTTAAAAAATGTCCAAAATTGACCACTAAATGGTTCAACATACGTTTCAATATCTTTTGGGATATTAGGGATTATTAATTGTGGGGCGATTTTTGACTTACCACCTATATAACTTACACACATAATTTATTTTTTCTTATAATTATAATTTATTTATAGTGGTAAATCAATTCACTTTTATATTTATCTTAAATATTATTACTTACTATGGAAAAGAAAAAAGCAACTCAAGTAACAGGTTGTAGAGTATGTAAAAAAGGTTTAAGTAAAAATCAGTGGGGTATGGTTATAATCGGTTCATACATATTTGGGACATCGGTATATGGAACTATTGAAATAATAAAATTAGTGTACTCCCTATTTTAATCCCTTTCAAATCTTACATGCTGATTAATTAGGAGATCCCCAATGACTTCATTTTTAAACCCTTTGGATTTAATTCTCAATGGTTTTGTTGTATCAAATACTTGTGGTAATTTAATAGATAAATCACCATCAGGATGTGGTATTACAAGAGTATCTTTTTTAAGATCTTCATAATTAAAATAAGCATTGTAAACCAAATGTTGTCCTAATTTTTCAAAATTATTATATGGAATCAACCTTACTCTAATAACCAAATTACCATAAATCCCATTCCTAAAATCACCAACACCTTGTAGTCTTACAAATTGACCATCATCAATACCTTGAGGTAATTGTATTTCAACAGATTTCATTTCGTCTTTTGTTCCACTTCCATGACAATTATAACAAGGTTTAATAATCATTTGACCAGTACCATTACAAACATTACAAGCAACCTGAACTATTTGAACAAACATTCCTGAACCCATTTGTCTAATAGTATGACCTTGACCTCCACACCCATTACAAACAACCTTATCTCCTCCACCACCATTACAAGGATCACATTTTATTTTTCTTTTGTATGTAATCTTTTTGTTTGAACCCAAATAAGATTCTATAACATTTACTTGAGTATCAATAACTAAATCATGAACTCTATTTCTTTCTCTTGTACCACCAAATGCTTGATCATACATTTTTTGAAATAAGTCATTATATCCTCCTCCGCCTTGACCAAATGGATTCTTTCTTTGGAAGTCATATTCTTTTCTCTTGTTTTCATCTCCTAATGAGTCATAAGCAACTGAAATCTTTTTAAATGTTTCTTCATCCCCACCTTTATCAGGATGGTTTTCTTTAGCTAATTTTCTATATGCTTTTTTTATGTCTTCTTGTGTTGCGTTTTCATCAACACCAAGTATTTCATAATAATTTTCAGTATTCATTTATTTGTTGATTAAATTATATTTATAATTCACGATATTCAACTGCAAATATAGTAAAAAATGGACAACTATACAATTGTACTTTTTAAAAATAAAGTAAAAAAAAGAATTATAAAGAAGTTCAAAACTTTTAATAATGCTAAAAAATTTTTTGATAAAATTAAAGAGGATAATAAATCCGTTATTTTTGATGTTAAAACTGAAAATGGTAAATCATCTAATTATGAAATCACATTAGTAGGTAAAAAAACAAATGAAGGTAACCTATACGTGAGAGATGAATTTGGTAGACAGATTAAAATTGAGATTGAAGATCCTGATTTTAGTATATTAGAAATATCTCCATTTAAAAAAGAAGAATATATTTTTGATATTAAAAATTCAAAGAGGATACCAGTATCAATATTTTTAAGAAAATACCTACCTAAAGTTGGTGTTAAATTAGTTTCTAAAATAAATCATAAAATATCTGTTCAACAGGATAGTAATATTGATCTTTTCTCATTAAAAAGTGAGGAAGATTGTGATAGATTTATTGATCTAATGTCTCAATATTTTATGGAACAAGGTAGGATAGATACAATTTGGGTTAAAGATACGTCAATTGAACAAAAAAAATATTTATACAATATTTTAGAATCTCAAGGTTATTCTAAATCAATTCTTTACCGAAGATTTACCACTTTTTCTAAAGAATAATCTATCCCAAATACTCTTTTTAATTGGTTCTATTTTTTTTGGTTCTTCTTTAACCAATGTGTTCTCTAAAACAAAAATTATTTCAGTACCAGATAGATCAATCTTAAATTGTTCATACATACTATCCACGTCCCTGAAGTTTTTTTGTATTTTTTTATATTCTTTATAATCCAACTCAATAATTATGGCAGTTTTTCCATTTGGGAATAAGTTTTGTAACCCATCTGTAATTAGAGCTAATTTTTCAATCACCCCACTATTATTTTCTTTATTTTCTCCCATAATGTTAATTTAGGTTTATTTACTACTGGTTGGACAATATCTTCTTTTTTAAATTGTTTGATCTCATTAAGAAATTTTAGTTTTTCTTTTTCAACATCAATCTTATCCTTTTCAATTTCACTCCTCAACCACTCTTGCATCCCTTCCGTGCGGCTCACTGTCTTCTTCATCATCTTCCAACTCTATTTTATTTTCACCCATCTCAAACTTCAAAGATTGTAGGTTATTTAAATTTTGTCTTTCAAATATTGATTTTAACTCATTTACCTTTGATTGAAATAGTCTGTCTTTCTCTTCTCTCTCTTTATTATAAGCAATCACATTCTTAATACTATCAGTTATTTCATTAACAGATTGCTCGTTAAATTCGGCAACAAACGAAAAAAATCTATAACCTACGGTATTTTTTTCATTTTCTACCACAGATTTTTCATTAACGTATTTTTTTGGTAATTTCCAATTTTCAGGAAAATGTATATCAAAAGATAAATAGTTTTTTAGTTTCCTTACAGATTGTAGGTAAGGAAATAATATGTTAAATTCGTTGAACAACCCCATTAGTTAGTTTGTATTAAATAAGTTATTATGTAAGTAATAAATAAACCCATAAAAATGGTTTCCCTACTACTAAAAACCAATTTTTCAGGGTTCTCTTGTAGTAGGGAAATAATAAACCTGAATACAGATCTAAAAATAGCAACCAATGAAAAGACAAAAATGAATAAATATATTGTGTCTATACTAGTCATATTAATCCTTTTTTCTTGCTTCCAAAACTTCACCTCTTAATTGTTGCAAAAGTGATTTCAATTCTTGAGATGTTTTTCTAACACGAGTTCCAGCGCTTTTGTTACCATTTTCAAATTTAGTAAAATCAACACTAAGTTCTTCTGTAAGAGTTTTAATTCTTTCTATTGTTTCCATGTTCAATATAAAAAAAAGTTTATTTATGTTATTTCAAATCTACACCACAAATAGTTAATGTAAAGATTATAGATTCATATTTTTATCTAATGATTTGTATATTGCGCTTATCATATCAAGATCAGATTTGGTAAAGGATTTATTTCTATCAAATAGATCTTTGAAGAATGTTCCTATTGAGTTCTTTATTTTTATTTCATTTTGATTATAAAATATATCAGTAAAGAAATTTAAAAAATACTCGTAATGTTCTCCTTTTTTATTAAAAACAATTTCTTCTTTTTTAAAGTTTTTGATTGTTTGATCCCAACACCATTCAAAATGTTTTTTCTTATCCTCATCATTTAATAACAATTTAGTCTCACCGTTATTATCATCACCAAGATATGTCTCAATTATTAATTGGTATAATGAAAAACTAAAATCATAATACAATTCCATTTTTTCAGGAATAATATTATTAACTCTAAACCAAATATCAACATCTTCTTGGTTCATTGGCTTTGTAATGTAATTAAAAAAATTCTCCATAGAAACTAACCTATGGAGAAATTATAATACACAATATTTTTTTGTAAATTATTGAGTTTTTTTGGTGTAAGACATTAAGTTTTTAATTCTATCAAATTCCTCATTAAGTTTAATTCCCTTTTTTTCATCAATGGATTCTACTTTAATGTCAATACCTTGACCGGCATTTTCACCAACACCATCAGTAACAGGCTGTTTTGATTTTCTATAAGCTTGTCTTTTTGCTTTGGCGTATTTATTGGCCTTTCTTTTCTTATTAATTTTTTCACCTAAATCAGTTTCAACTGCGTTTGCCCATTCAGGATTATTTCCGGTTCTTGACGATCCTTCAATATTATCTTTCATCCAATCTTCATCAGGATGTATTTCATCATAATCAAGATTTTCCATTCCTGGTCTCATAAAATCATCCAAAAATTCTTTTCCGTCATCAGACATCGTATATTTTTTAGCCTTCATTTTTTCAAGTTCTCCGTTTCCTTTTGGGAAATGTTTAGGGTTCATATCAAAATCTCCTTTAGATCCATCCTTTAGATAATCTTTCATTTTCTTTGCAAGAAGTTTCATATAATCATCCTCTTCCTTACCAGACCCTTTATGAGCCTTTTCATAATAAGTATATCCCGCCGGTGTTGGTGTATTTTTAATATTATTTTCTTCTTTAATAATTCTTTCAATAATATCAACCATTTCATCTTCGGTAAATAAAGCACTATCCTCAATATTTTCTAATCTATATAAAACCTCATCATCATTTGATTCTTTTACGTGATATTTTTTACCATCAACTTCAAAAGTGTCTTTACCTTCTTTTTTCGCCCTTGAAAGTGCTCCAGTAAAAGCGTTGCCTTCCTCCATTTCATTTTCACCCATACTTGATTTCTTACCTTTTCTTAATAGTTTGAAATCTCCCGCATCTATTTTGTTATTCTTATTTAAATCAAGTTTTCTTTGTTTTCCATGAAGTTTTTCCATCACCTCACCTTCTTTCATAGAACATTGTTCACAAACACTACCTTCCATAACTTCACCACCACATTGTTCACAAACACTACCTTCTTGTACATAATCAAATGAAGATCCAGGAGGATTAAATTTCAATTTTTCCATTATTTCGTTTGCCTTATCTTCCAAAGTTTCATTTAAAACTTTTTTTAATAAATCATCAATATATTTATCTTTTCCCATTTTGTTTTTTATTATAAATATCTTTATTTATTCAATTTTTTAAACTCATTAGAAATAATATCAATTATTAGATCTTTGTGAATATCATATTTATCACTTATTTCATTAATAACCTTATTTAAGGTTTGATTTTCAAAAATTTTAAGAGCTTTAATATCCCCTTGATTACAATATGGAAAACGTTTACATTTTTTTTTAACCTGAACGAATTTTCCTCCAGGTATTTGTGTTTTTGATTTTCCTCTCCAATGTTTTTTACTTGTAGTTTTTGCCCAAGCGGCGGGTGTTTCATACGCACCAACTCCAGCACCTGAAGATGTTGCCTCTTTAGTTTCAACTTTCTTTAATTTGTCATAATAATTAGGATCCTCAAACAAATGATCCAAAGCAATCTCTTTAGCCTCAGATTCATCATCAGTGTGTTCCGTTTCAACTTTAATACCTTTATTAAGTTGTTTTAATAGTTCTTTTTTAATCTCACCAATATCTTTTCCTTTTATTTTGTTTTTGTTCACTAAATCAGTAAAAGTTTTTTTATCTGCCTTTCCTCCTTTTAATTTTTCTTCTTTCATATCACCGAATAAAGGAGTATCGTACGCACCAACTCCACCTCCTGATGCCGTCGCTTCCTTGTTCTCATTTCTACTACCAACAACACCTGAAACGGATCCTGTATATTTACCAACGGTATCATCTAAAGACACATCTTCATTGGTTTCCTTTCTAATAAATGATTTTAAAAAATCATTGAGTTCTTCAGAGTTCTTAAGTAATTTTTTTATTTCTTGTTTAATTTTATTATTACTTAATTTTTTGTTCTTAACTAATTCATAGACTTGTTTAAGTGTAACGCCATCTTTAAGATAATCAGAAGAAGACTCTCTTTTATCATTACCTTTATCCTCATTCTCATTCTGAGGTGCAAAGTCTTTTCTGGTTGATGTTAAATCAGACCCCATAATACCCGCTAAAGCGGATTCTCTTCCTAATTGACTCTTAAATTGATCAATGATATTTGTTTCCATTACACTCCTTTGAATCTTGATTCCCAGAAACTTCTTTGTTGATACATTATCGTGTAGAACTCTCTGAATGATTTTATGATTAAATCCTTGATGTCTTTTTCAAGTTTACCTCTTTTTACATCTTTTGAGATTTTATCCATTAATTTATCCTCAAACTGTTTGACAGTAGTTGATCCTAAGAAATCTTTTATTTCTTTTCTGATCATAGTTTCAATTTCTTTTTTATCAGATTGAGTAAGTGCCATTTTTATTTTTTAAATTTAATTTTCCAATACATCCCTCCTTGTATTGAAAGTGTTTTAGCGTTATTATAACCTATTCCTAATGAGTATACTTTATCTTTTTTATCTTTTAACATTAAAGTTGGTCCGGCAAAGTTTATAATATCAACTTTATCAAATCCTATTACACCACCAAAATAAAATTCTAATCTTTTAACAGGTTCAACATAAACCACTTCTTTTATCTTAATTTTATTAACATTAACATCAAAATGTCTATTCAAAATTCTATTTTTAAATATTGTGTCTCTAATCGCAATATACCCTAAACTATCTTTAAGACGTAAAGTATCTTTGTATGTATATTTAGCATAATAGTCTTTCAATATTTCCGCAGTGTCAACATTTGGTGGTACATTGACATAAATGGGTACATCAACATAAATTGTCTTTCCTGGTCTAAATATAGTATCGTGAGTCGGTACATATACGGTATCAATCTCTCTCTTAATAACTGTATATTTTTTACCGTTTATTTTAATGTTATCGTCTGGATTATTACCCGTACCTGTAGATGTACACATCCTCATTAACAATAAGACAATCACCAATCCTATGATTGTTAAACTTTTAAGATCTAATTTTTTAATAAATTTCATTATTTCTCAGGTGTTTTCTTTTTAGCAGCAATAACTTTTGACCATTTTGATTTAAACTTCTCATAGAAAACTTGTAATTTATTTACAAAGTCAAGAAAATCATCATCAAGTTTGATCATCGTTCCGTTTATATATACCCCTTTTGATTCTCCAATTGACAAGAAAAACTCAATATCAAGTTCAGTTACTTTACCCGACCACTCAACATTATTATCGTAAACGTTTAATTTATTGAAGTCCACAATCTCAGCCACTTCAGCAACAAACTCATCCATACTTTCTTGGAATGCTCTTTTATCATCAGTAGTTAACTGAACATCAGCCTCATCTGTCCCATGTAAAACCAATATACCTCCAGATATTCTGTAAGCCTTTTTTCTTTCACTTTTTGAAGTCTCCTTTTCATCAGAATCGGCGGTTTCATATTCTGCTCTTTTTTCTAAATCTTTTAACGGATTAATTTTTGTAATTGGGTTAATCATTTCGGCATCTTCATCTCCTTCCTGTTCATTAATTAATCCATGACTTTTTTTAATGTCAGAAACTTGCTCTTGAAGGATATTACCACCCAACAAAGATCTTGTTGTTTTTAACATTTTTTGTATTTGCTCGTAATCACTCATTTTCTATATAATTTATAAATTCATCAAAATTAAATGCTGGACTTAAATCAGTGTATTCACTATTAAAATTACTTCTAGTGACTATTCCTTCATATTTTTCAACACCATTAACTCTAGTGTTGTGACCTACACATTCTTTATTTATTGAAAGTTTATTTGTTAGCTCTTTACACAATTTTGCGGTTTGAATAACCTGTATTTCAGTGTATGGTTGCCAAAAAAAATAGTCTCTCCATTTTTTTTCAAAAACCTTCTCATTATAAATATTACCAATCCAGTTAATGTGTGAATTTTTTAATGATTGTTTTTCCAACCAACCTAAATTTTCCAATGATATGACAATTGAATTCCTATTTACGTTTTGAGTTGGAAAGAAATTACTATGTTCGTTATCGTTCAATAACTTTATTATTTTACCCTCTCTATCTACAATGTAATTTGGTATTTTATCGTATCTTCCATTGTACCTATATTTCAATGACATCAAATATGTATTAACTTCTCTTGATGTGTGAGTTAATATAATTTGTTTTTTCTTCTTTTGTTTACCTGTTGGTTTGAAGTTTCCAAATTCAATAATATCAAACATCTTTCTTTGTGTATACTAATCTTTTAGTTTTTTTTTCTTCAGGAAAAAATACATCCTCTTGGAAAAATTCCTCATTATCTGATTTACTCTCAATTTCATATGGGGTAAACGCAAGTGCGGTTGGTTCTTCTAAAACTTCTTCTTCAGTTGGTGGTGGAGGTAATTTACCTTCCTCTCTAAGTCTACGAACATTATCCCACACCTTTTTTGATTCTTTCTGTAAATCAGTCAATTGTTCAACTCTTTTTTCATCAATTACTTGGTCGGTACTTGGGGGATGGTTAGGGGTTACTTGAGGGGTTTCTTCATCTTTTTTCTTTACTTTAAAAGCTTGATTTGTTGCAATAACAAGAGTTATCGCCAATGGATCAAACACAAATATTAAGATCAATATAAAAAGATTTGCGGTTCTTTTTATATCCCACCCAAGTACTTCACTTAAATATTTTATAGCACCAAGTTCACTTGATGACACTTCTTCAGACTCCATATCAAGTATCGTAACATCAAGTTCGGTAATACTATCATTAATCGCATCAAACTTATTTCCAAGTTCATCTCTTCTTATTTGTGCCTGTTTTAATTGATCCTCAAATGTTTTTCTATTTGCATTATTTGCTCTTGTTATTAATTGTCCTGTTGTTCTATCAACACTTTGAGTTGTTGTATTTTTTGAAAGTCCATCCCTTAAGTTTGTTATGTCTCCGTCAAGTGTTCCTTTCTCTTTTGATATATCTTTTTTTATTTCCTCAAATCTTTCTTTTTTAACCTCAATGTTTTTTATTTTCTTATTATTAATTTCAAGTTTTGCAATGTTCTGTTGGAATCCGCTACTCAATAATCCATAGATCCCCATTGAAGTTATTACGGATAATATAACAAGGGCAATTGTTAAATATATTTTTAAAATACCATAAGTTTCTTTCCATTTATCATGAAGATAAGTCGCAATTGCGATTTTTGATATCTCCAAAAAGGATCCCATTACTATAACAGGAATCGCAACACCAATAAACACTATTGATAACCCATAAACACTATAAAATGCCGCAGCACCCGATAAACCTAATGCACAGAACAATAAAAACCAAGGTAAAAATTTCTCTTTCATAATCATAAATTATAATCAATAAATATCAAAAAATAAAATAAAGAAGTTAATATGATATTTATTATTATGTCAACGTTAGAGGGATTAATTAAAAAAACTTTATTACAGGAACAGAAATTTCATGAGATAAGTAATGAGATTACTTTTGATTTTGATTTATACCATGATGAATATGGTCATACGCAACAAAGAAAGTGGAGACATGGATCTGAACATAAAATAAGTGATTTTGATATTGTTAAACTACTTAAACAGGCTTCAGATGAAATTGTATATAATATTATTGACGGTAATATTAGACACAAAAGAAGATTTATTGTGTCAAGAGAGAAAGGGGATAACTTGAATCTTGTTATAGATCCTGAAAAAATAGAGTCCACATATTGGAATCTGATCGTTATCACGGTAATGAAAAAATCTGACTTTACTGTTGGTAAGGGTCAACTTCAAATTTTCGTATAAAAACAAAACCACGGTGTTCTGACCGTGGTTGTTCTTAATGTATTCTGACATAAAGAACTTTTGTTTGTTTTACAAAGATATATATTTTTTTTATTTTGCCAAAATTTCTTCCAATTTTTTTACACGATTTGTAAAAGTTGTGTTGTAGAACCCCTCAAAATCATTTTTAAGGTAATTAAATCTGATTTGAGTGCCTCCAGGTATTTTATTATACGCACTACCCCAATTCATTCCGTTATTAACCATATCAATCACTGATATACTAATATATGATGTCCCAATATTACCGATGCGAACTGACACTTTCAGTTCAGAGTTGTATAGACCTCTTTCAAAGTCTTTTCCTCGTGGATCGGTTACAAATCCTCTTTTTTTAAACTCCTCAATAACGAAATTAAACATATCTATATTGAAGTTTTTTTTAATTGAATTAATCTCTTTGGTCAACTCTTGTAGTTTTGTGATTTTTTCTGTTACCGTCATGTCTTATCTTATTTGTTTGTCTTACAAAGATAATGGATATTATTTAATTGGCAAAATATTTTTTTATAAATATTCAAATAATTCTGAAGAGTCGTTTCTTAATTTACGTAATGCTTTCTCCTTAATTTGTCTAACTCTTTCCTTTGTAAGCCCAAAATCACTACCAATATCTTCTAAAGTTCTTGGTGTACCAGTCAATCCAAAATAATCCTCAACAATTATTCTTTCTCTCTCATCTAACACATCCAAAGTTTTCATCAATTTATCCTTTAGGAGATCTTTAGTATTAAATGCGGAATCAGGAGCGTCCGCATCCATATTTGGAATCATATCAATCAAAGTATCACCCTCTTCATTGATATTCATATCCAAGTCAATAGTACTAGGTAAGGTTGAAAACTTATCGGATAATTTACCTCCATTGTTTTCAATCTCCTTCTTAGATTTTTGTAATTCTTGAACCACATTAACCGGTAGTCGTATAGTTCTCGCATGATCATTAAGAGATTGAATGATTGACTGTTTAATCCACCAAACGGCATATGAAATAAGACGTAGATTTTTACTCCAATCAAAATTTTTGATCGCCTTTAACAACCCAAAATTACCTTCATTAATTAGATCAGGTAGAGGTAAACCTTGATTTTGATATTGTTTTGCCACAGTAATGACGAATCTCAAATTACCAATAAGTAATTCATGTTCAACTTCCTTTCTTTGACGTTCTGTCAAATTTTCAGACATCATAATTTTTGACAACTCCTTCTCTCTTTCAGGTGTCATCACTTTAATTCTTCTAATATCTTTCAAGTAATGAGATATCTCTTCTTGATTAATAGGTGCTCCTGTGTTCTTTTCTTTCATATATATTTATTTTGAATATTCCTCCAACTTTTTTCTTTCAATATCACTTAATGAGTTAATACCATGATCCGCAATCTTATCAAGTAATTCATCCAATGTCATTTCACAAATAACTTCTTTCTTTTTTTTGCCAAAAGAATTATTAGTATCGTTTATCATTCCAATAAACACATCAAAAATCGCATCGTCATTCAATAAAACCTCATCTATTTCAATTTCAATTCTGTTTTTATCTGTCTTATTTTTTTCAAGACCAACATCCAAAAGATGTTTCATCCTATCGTCATCAAAGTTAGATGAAATTTCTCCATTAAAAGGTAATAATACAAATAAAAATTCAGGGAAAGAATCAATTACCATGTCGGCATAAATTGTCATTTCCTGAAAACTCAAATCAGAATTAAAATGAAAAATAGCATTTTCATCACCAAAAACATATTTTATACTTGATCCATCAGTTGTAACTGGTTGTAGTTCTTTACCAATTTTTGTTGTGATGTCTTCACTATTGATGGATTCACTTGATCCATAAACGAACATTAGATACTTCATATTCTATTATTTCTTACAAAGATAATTAAAAAATTAAACTTGCTGATATATTTCTGAAATATTATTTTCTTTTTTGATTTTTATTATGGAATCCGCCCATTGACTGATCATAGGATTATGGGTGATAACAAAAATTTTCTCAAAATACTCTTTTATTTTAATGAAAAATTCAGATACCATATCTAAATTATCATTTGATATTTTACCAAAAACCTCATCAAATACAACAACATTTGGTTTAGGTAAAGAACATATTTTACTTAAAACTGATCTCAAAGCCAAAGATGCAATTGTTCTTTCATATCCAGATCCTGATGTCATTAGTTTTTCAATACCCGTACTATTATCTATCATAATGAATTCAACCTCATTTTTATCATTAATCCTAATTTCTAATCTGAAGTATGAACTATCCTCCATTAATCTTTGTAATTCAGAATTTATCAAAGGCATCATTGTTTTCATAATAATTTTTGATACACCATTTTTACCAAAAGCCTCCAAGTAAATCTTATAAAGTTTTTCTTTTTCAGACTCTTCATTTATTTTAATGATAGTCCTCAAGTTGGTTTCTATTTTAGATCTAAGATTATTAATTTCAAATTCGTTTGAAGTTATTTTATTTTTTTTATCTGCCTTTTCTCTTTCCAAATCATCAATTCTCATTCCAGCTTTAATCAACAAACCTTCAATTTTTTCATTTTCTTTAATTTTATCAAGAAGTTGGTTATATCTTTCCATTTTCTGATTGAGATTTTGGGTCTTCAAATCAAAACTTTCAACACTTAATTCGTATTTTTCTCTGATAAGTTTGTTTTTTTCATACTCATCAAATTCTTTTTTCAACCTTACAAATGTTTGTTCTATGCCTGTTAAAACCTGCATTGTTGTCCAAATTGTATCTTTTTGCATGATAAAACCATCAAGTTCTGAAATTTTTTGATTGGTGATCGCTGCGTTTATTAACTCAATTCCACAATGTTCACATTTAATTCCACCTTCAACTGAAGTTTTTAATTTTTCAATTTCTTCAATTTTTGTTTCAAGTTGGATCAACTCTTTATTTAAATTGTTATATTGTTCTTTTGCTTCGTCGTGTTTATCTTCGTGATAATATTCAGATGGTTCAATAACATTTATTTCATTCATTTTTTTAAGAACTTCATCTTTTTGATAATTCAATGAATTAATTTCTTCTTGAACTTTGGTTGGGTTTGTTTGCGCAATTTCATTATCAATATCTGTATGTTTTTTTCTCAACATATCATCGCGATAATTTTTACCCACCTTTAATTTTTCTTCAATATCAACAAGTTCAACATTAAGAGTTTTAATCTGATTATTAATATTATTAATGTCTTCCTCATACTGTTTATTGTCTTGTTTTAATTGTTCGGTATTATAAACATTTGATAACATTGATTTTGAAAAGTCCGAATACAATGTTTTTGCAACTTCTTCTTTTCTTTTTAAGAATTCAAGACCCATAAATCTTGAGAGGACTTGACCCCTAGCCGTAGGCTTGGAGTCAATGAGATCCTCAAGATTGGTTGCGGTGGTTAGAATCGTCATCAAAAAATCTTCTTTGGTTCCGATTGAGGACTTAATAAAGTTTTCAGTTTCTCTTCTTTGTTCACCAGTAAAATTCTGTAAACTCCCATCCGCAAGTTTTTTGAAAAAGTCCAATTCAGTTTTAACATTCCACTCACCTTTTTTGGACATTTTTCTTTCAATGTTTCTTACTATGATATACTCTTCACCATCAATAATAACATCTCCCTTAACAACAACCTTATCCTTGTTTGTAAATCTATTAAAGATTTCCTCTGCCTTTGTCGTTTTTGTTGTTTCGTTAAAGAATAAAAACATTAGTAGATCCACACTTAATACCGTTTTACCCCCAAAATTTGGTGGATTTGATTCAATAATAGTTATACCATTACATTTGTCAAAATCAATTTTTTGGTTATCACCATAAGATAGGAAATTAGAAAACTCAATGTTTTTAATATACCATTTTTTGAATGATGTTGCTTCATCATAGGATTCAGAAACTTTATTTTCAACAATATTATTAATTGATAATATCTCATCAGTTTGAGATTCAAATCCTTTTGATTTTAAAAATTCACGAAGTAGATCAATCTGATAATTACTATCCATTATGTTGACGGATACATCAACACTTTGCATAGTATCTTGCTCAACATTTTTAACTTTAGTTACTACATTTACATTTGTTGAGTTGTACTTTTTCTGAAAATATTGTTTTACACTTTTTATCTTGTCTTGCGTAAAATTTTCTTGTATATCTTCCCATACAACTTGTATTGTTGGGTTTTGAAATTCAGAAAAATCTAAATCGTTTATCATAATTTTATAATTAAATGGTTTTGGTGGATTAAATAGATCCATTTGTTATTCATTAACACTTTCTTCGTTTGTTACAGAAATTTCAGTTGTTTGTTCTTCTTGACCATCAACAAATTCAAAGTTCAATGGTTTATCACCCATTTGAATATTCAATTCCTCATTTTGCTGAAGTTTGTCCATTTCTTCCTTTAGGAGTTTATTAAATTGTCTTTGCACTTTAGTTTTTTCCTCAGAAATTCTTTGATTTCTTTTTGCAACTTTTTTTCTGTGTTCTTTGGTTTTCTTACCCATCGTTTTTATTTTTGATTGTTTAAAAATTATTCCTCTTCTTCGGTCTCATCCTCTTTTGAAATGGCGATCTTAATCGTTTCAGGAAATATCTGATTAATTCCTACCCCAACTTGTACTTCAATGTAATTTTCTTCCATTTTTTTTTAATTATAAAACATTATTATTTGGTCTATTTTCTTCAAACCATTCTATTATTGCATTTATCGCCCATACCGATCCTGATGATAAAATACCATCAAAAAACCAACTAATACCTACTGGTGTTCCAAATAAATCAAATGTTGGTGAAAATATAACCAACGATAAAAACCATCCTCCGTGAAATCCAAAACACATAGGACAAGATAGAATTCCAGATATAAATTCACCAAATGGTCTTAATGGGGCGTATTCATTTTCTCCCCATTTTTTAAAAAAATTTCTTAATCCCGCAAAAATTGAGGAAAAAACCATAATGTTCATAAGCCCATAACTTAAAATGAACCATGTTAAAATGTTAATTGTCATATTATAATCTTTGTGTTAAATTTGACCCCTTAAGATAAACTGCACCTTGACTTACCTTAATTGATTCTAATTGTTTATTTATTGTTTCCAATTCTTTTATTTTTTCTTCTTTTAATGATAGTTCTTTTCTCAATTTCTGTAAAGTATCGGATAACATTTTTAATTTTTCATTATTCTCCACTTCCTTTATTACTTCTACTTCTTTAATGATCTCAACCGGTGGTTTGTCTAAAAGAATGTCTAAATTACGTCTAAGTTCGTCTAATTCTTTATCCTTTTTAGACATTTCATTCATCAATTCGGCAACTTTTTTTCCAAGTTCATCTTCTGTTGTTTTGTCACAAATATATTCTACTTTTGTGACAACTTTTTCCACAACAACTTCCTTAATCACTTCAACAGGAACCTCAACAATTTTTTCAACCTCTCTGATGACTTCAACAGGTATTTCCACTCGTTTTTCAACTATTACCTCTTTTTCCACCCATTTTTCTTCAATCCCGTCTATTTTTAAGTGTTTTTCACCTTCATTAAGTGTTTCTCCCAATAATCCATACTTTTCAATATTGAACCCTGATTCAAAACATTTCTTTATAAACCCGTTAACATCTTCAATATTATTGAGTTTACAATATGCAGACACTGCCTGCACTATTTTGTTACTAAAGATTTTTGAGTAATTCGGTTCCATTTTCAATATCTTCAAATGATTTTATGGAAAATTTCAAAAATGGTCTTGGGTTGAATAGGTCAACATAACTGTACTGATTGGTTTCCACATCATAAATACCATATCCATGTCTTCCAATACTTTCACCAACATTCTGCTGTATTGTTGATCCAATCATATACCCTTTACCTGTTTTAAAACTAAACTCTTGTCTTTTATGGATATCCCCACACAATACAATATCAAGACCATCAAATTTTTCCATATCATACGCATGATCTCCGAAATCATATCCAAGATCTGTCGTCATTCCTTGTATTGGTCCATGAAATAACCCTACTTTAATCCCTGTTGCAACATTCAAATCAGGTGGAATGTTCCCTTGATACTGTGAATAAACACACCAACTTATATTCTCATCTTCATACACACCCCTACCTTTGTAGTAGTAAATATTTGGGTTATCAAGTGAAGAAATAATTGGCGTTAAAGCGTCAAGCCTTTCTGTGTTATTCACAAGAAAGTCGTGATTTCCAGGAATAATGATAATTTTTGCAATTTTCACACATTCTGATAATATCCAACTAACCATATCAATAAGTTCTGGTGTTAGTTGATTTTTTGAATGAACTAAATCTCCAGTAAAGACAATCCTATCCGGTT